TCATGGTGTTGTGAATTTGAATCCTAGTTTTTTTAATTCTTCCTGATACATTTTAACATCGATCGCCTGATCGGCTAAAGCCTTTGATAAAGCGTTTACCAAAGTTGTCATAGCCTCGCCCCTTGCTTTTAAGTCCTCCTGAAATATTGGTAAGTGTAGGTATTCAGCAACTATCGATGTCTTACTGTCTGGCATGAACTCACTCGATAGACCGCCTATCCACTCATTAGCCTCAGGCATTACGGTACGGATATAAAGCCCCTTTTCGGCTTGGTGTTGGTTTTCGTATGTCGATCCCATCTTGCGTACAAACAATTCAGCAGGAACCCCGAACGTGTCAAGGCATTTGTCAAAGCCCTGTTCTATTTCTTCGAATAGTCCGAGATTCTTTGGATTGTTAGTTCCGGCCTGCTCCCATCGAATAGGCAGATCGGTTATAATCGTTTGCTTTTGACCTCTTGCAGTCCCGTACTGGGAAAAGGTATCTTGAAGCCTTTTCTTTTCGGTTTCGTCAAGTGGCACCGCCCCAGATACTACGTCCTTTCCATCGTTCACCCATGCCCCGTTAGCGCCTCGAAACGCCAATATAATACCCCGGCTTTCGTATGCCTGCCTGATGTTATTGATCACAGGCTTTAAGGCGCAAAGCTTAGACTTTCCTTTTAAAAGGTTTTTGTCTGTCGCGTGCTTTATCTCGATCCTGTTATCATTGAAGTGAATGACTAGCGATGAGTCTATTTCAGTCTCTTTTTTATCGTCAATATTGACTTTGTAGGTTACATTAGGGCGATCTGCATGGAGGAAGAAAGGCGTGCTGTTATCGTATTTAGGTTCTACAATGTTCCCGGGTAAGGTATATAAAGCCTTTACGCGCTCAATTTTAGGATCGAAACCGATAGGAGCTGTTTTGTAGATATACTCATTACCGAATACCTCCCTTAATACCTTAGTATTAATTAGAAATTCTTTGTATTGCTGAAACCAATTAGGGTTATTCAGCAGTTTAATAAGCGCTTGGCCTTGCGGTGTTGGTGTTTCAACTCCTTCTTTGTTTACCTCTTTTAGCCGCATGTTACTCCATGCCCTCGCTTTCATGTTAATGATAGCGTTTACCTCAGGCACTTCTTGGTAGGATTTCAACTCGTCAATGTCACCAAAGGGGTCTTTATTAGAGCCAAATGCATAAAAATAGCCGGCACCATCCTTTCTGATGCGGAAAAGGTTATCGTAAATTACAGGCGGTAGCCAGTCCTTTAGTACCAATTTTGGAATGTTTCACCAAAAGTAATATTATTTAAAGAACTTTACCAAATTGGTAGGATTATTTTTTTTGGGACTATATTCGAAAGTCACCCACAGTAAGGTAACCTGACGCGCTCCAGAAGTCATCGTACTTGTCAATAGTCTCAGAAAGTTGAATGCCATCCACAACGCGGTAGCAAAAGTTTTCCTGTTCGCGCTTTACGTCAATGTCACGGATCAGGTGAATGTTGTACTTATGCAGCATGGCAATCCAGTAGAGGCGTGACCCCGGAAACTTCTTTGTGAGTAAGGCTTTGATTCCGGCTCTTCTCATATCACTTACCCATCCTATGCCAGTGTTTGTATTGTCCATGTTCGTATCGCACCAGATATGATGATTGATACCAAGCGATTTAACCGCGTCAATTACCTCGTTTGAGGTCTGGCATGGGTTGTAATAGAGTTTTTTTAGGAACAAATCAGGTTTGGGAGACTTAGCTCGAACGCCTCCTTTTACTATTACAGTTGGGTGAGCCGATCCAAAGTCTAGGCCATAGCCGAACTTCTCAATATCTGGCGGGAAGTCATCGACATAAGTAACCAAAGGAAAGACTAAGCCTTCCCGATTTGCCCGTACCCCTCGTCCGTACACATCCCAACGGTATCTATCTGCAGTTCCGTTTGCTACGTTTTCAGGATTGCCAGGGTCATAGCTTTCAATCTCTTTGATTACAGATTCCTGAAGGTGCCTGTTATTAGTGTATGTGGAATGGGTGAATACGGTGTCGCTCCGCTTTTCGAACGAAAAAAACCAGTGATCCGTATATTTAGGGTTCCAGTCAGCAACTACGAGCTTTCTACACCGCATGATCCAATTCATTACCCGTTCCTTTTCGCACCCGGAAAGTACCTCGTTAAAAAATATTATGTCTGAGTCGGTGGCTTCCTTTATTTCGGTGGTGTTATCGTCTAAGCCTCGGAACTTGATCTCTTGCCCGAATAGAATGTAGATAGGCTTCCCAGCGTTATCCCGATAGTTGGCTTGGTTGTATATCCCGATAACTTGTAAGCAGTTTTTGAAGTCTTTGAATAGGTACTCTTTGCAGTTTACCAGCGTGTCCCGGAAAAGGAATATGTCTAACTTTTTGCCTCGGTTGTGGTCGCATATCCAAACTAATAGGTGAATGAAGTCCCACGTTTTTGAAGACCTAGACCCGCCCTCGTTACCGATTATTAGCTTGGTGTTTGGCTGCCTACCAGCAACCATTTGCGCCATCTTGAAGAACAGCCCGTTAGGCTTCCAGATCATTTCATTTTCCCGTCTATAATCTGACCGTCTACCATTGCCGTAATGACGGGGCTCAAATCAACACTAGTTATATTCATCTCCTGCTTTGCCTTTCCCTCCACGCGGTCAAATATCTCCATTATTGCGCGAAGGTCTCCATCGTTGGCCTTCTTCAATAGCTTGCGGATAATAACCTCCTGAAACTGCCTGCGCTCCTTCTTGCCGTCAATTACCACTTCAACGTCCTCTTCCAGCATAGCCTTCAGGATAGTGGAAAGGTTCTTTGTGCCTTTCGGCCTTCCCTCCTTATTAATCCTGTTCGGGTCGGTGTGGAAGCCCTGCCCTTCTAAATTCTCTGGATTAGGCATTTATCGTAGTTTCTACGTTGTTTTTAACCATTGATTATAAATTTCAGTTGCTATCTGTGCAGTCATTACTGGAGGCACCGACATACCGATTAAATACTTTGGCTCAATCTTTTTAAAGTTATAATCGAGTGGATATGTTCCGATTATTTTATACTCGTTATCTGTTAAATATCCATCTTCAATATGATGTAACATTATCCCGCCTCCACTATCAGCAATACAAGTATTTGATACCATTTCAGGGTGCTGCTTATACGTACCAAAATACATTCCTTTAGGATGTACGCTTGAGACACATTTACCCATAGGAGTAATTTTATAATATTCTTTAATTCCTTCTCTTATTGGCTTTCTATTTACCGTACCTTCATCTACATATTTAAACGGTATAGCCTGCTCCTTAAAATTTAATTCTAATTTAGGAAAGTTTAAATCATTCCTTTGACAAATAAAAAATACTCGTTCACGTTTTTGAGGTACTCCCATACTTGCAGCATTAAGCAAAAATAACTGAACTTTATACCCTGCATCTTCAAATTCTTTTTTTATCCTGTGAACGTATGCTTTTGCATTGCCTTGAATTAATCCTTTTACGTTTTCAGCAATAACTACTTTTGGCTGTAACTTTTTAGCTAATCGTATGTAATCAAAAAATAAATCATCAAGCCTTTGCTCTGCCTGACCTTCACGAAAAACTTTAGTTTTGCCCCAGTCTTTTTCACGATTGCCTGCCATACTAAATGAGCTGCAAGGAGGCGAACCATCTAAAATATCAAGTTTGTATAAATCTTCTGGAAATTCTTTCCTATCTGCAAAACCTCTTATATCCTCAACAAATAAGTATTTCGGATTGTGATTAGTTTTATAAACATCTGCAACTTCAGGATCTATTTCAACACCTCCCAGATGTTCAAAGCCTGCTAACTTATAGCCCATTGTTGAACCTCCGCCACAAATAAAAGTGCCAAATACCTTTAAGCCATTTTTTGCAGGATAGCCGTCTGATAAGTTCCACTTATAAGGGAATCGGTGTTTACTCATTGCCTAATAGTTTCCATACTGCCTGCTCTGGCGTTGCCGCTATCTTAGCCAGCTGATCCCTTACAAGGTTATATTCTTCTTCTGTATATTGGAGTTTGATAATCATTTGAGAATCAAGACTGTCAATGTCTATCTCCTCATTTTTATCTGAAAAATCCTGTTTACTGAAATCAGGAATATCTAACCCCCAATCGGCAACCTGTTTCGCATCCCATTCATTGGCAAGTATATCCCAATCCCACTCACCGCCTGAAACGTTGTCTTTGATTATAAACTCGCGCTGCTGTTCTTCTGACCAATCGGCAACGATAACGGGAACGTCCTTCATCCCAGCTTCAATGCATGCTTTCAGGCGCATATTTCCACCAAGAACTATCATATCTTTATTTACCACGATAGGCCGCTTGTTGAGCATATCGGGAAAGTCTTTGATTGACTGGACTAGCTTTTTAAACTTGTCGTCTTTTATTAACCTCGGATTGTTCGGGTTAGGTTTTATCTGTGAAACCAGCATCACCATTTCCCCACCGGGCAGTTTAAATTTGGGTTCCTTAGTCTCATTTGAAGATTACATCCACATTTGCCACACACGCCCCAAAGGCTATACATTGGGCATTCAAAACACACAGCAACCCTTTTTTGATATAGTTCTTCATTATTTCCTAGCAAGTAATCCTTAACGCCAATAACAATATCTAACGGACTGTCCACTCAATTCTGCTCTTTTAGCTTTGCCTTTATCCCGTCCATCGTTACCCCTGTCCTTTGAATCTTCCTGAATGAAAACAGGCTTTCCAATTCAAAGCAACCGTATATCACCGCTAAAACGTTTAAAGTGCCTTTCATGTTTAAATCAAAGAGGCCGACCAAGCGCTAGAGTCAGCCTCTTTCTAAGTGATAGCTTCATTACCTTAGATCACGTTTATTGCCGTGTGCAATACAAAATACTGTAAAAATTGTGACTTTCGCAATGATTTTTACCAAATTAGCCAAATCCCACATAAACACAAAACGGCCTTAACTATCCACCATACGTCCGAGTCTAAGCTGTCAAGTCTAGCATCCTTACCAAGATAGTTCCAGACCTTTCCACGTGAAAGATTTAGCAGGACATCGAACGGGAACCAGAAGGCCAGCCCGCATCCGAAGCAGTATAAAATAGTGGTAACAGGGATTCCACTAAAAACCCTGCCAAAAATTACCACATTTTGCGACTCTAGGTCGAACTTAAAAAATTAAACAAATAAGATAACCAATATCCGGAAAGCCCAGCCGCGAGCGTGGTTTGGTGTTTGCCTAAGGCGTTCGATGACGTAGTAATTGCGGGCAAGCTCGAAGGCTAGGAGTATAAGAAATGGTATCATTCTGGCAATGTTTCGGTTACGCGGTCAAGTTCCCCTGTCAAATCATTGTAGGTTGCAATCAGTTTGTCTAGTTGCTTGATCGCTTTTAAGGCTTTCCTTGTTGCCTTGGTTATCCTGACAATCTCTTGAGCGTTGGCCTGAATACTGGCTTGCAGCTCATCGCGTTTCTTTTGTAAGTCCATAGGTGGTTAGTTTTTGGTTATGAATGTTTACTTCGTTAATTGCGTTGTCTCCATTATAGCCTCAATCTTTTCTAAGTATTCACTTACTTTATTAATATCAATCATGGTCAACTGCGTATTTAAACGATTC